CCGGTAGAACCTCCGGTATTACCTTGTAATTGAAATCCGGGCGGAATATACCAGGCAGTAGCATTTGAGGACCCCTCAACGAGCAACTTGAAACGTGCTCCTCCAGCGTATCCATGAAACATGTGTTGCAACACACGCAAAGTAGAAGCAGCTACATGAAGTTGAGTAGCGCCAATATTAGTTTTGGCTGGTCTAATACCTAACTCTTCCGCTACGTCAATTAAAATCAAACCCCCAGCTGCTGTTAACGTGTCATTATCCAAATTGATCTTATTGGTCAGGTACATCCGCCTAAACATGTCTCTCAAAGACACAATAGGGCGCATGATACCAGTATCAAAAGGTACAGACTTATCAGATGGGGTGAAAGTCACACTCTTCTGCAAACCTACAGGTTCAGGTACTTTAGAATCTTCCACTATCTCACCTTGGGCTTCCAAATTTATAAGAGGCTGCTCCTCTTCTTCAACGGCTATAGAAGGGGTTTGAACAACACTGTGGGACAAAAACATACGCATTGGATTTGTAGAATAACCATAAAAATTAAAATCATCTCCGGCTGAAATATAAACATTAAAAGAAACATCAGAAACAACTGATCCATTCACCACCAAAGGTTGCGCTAAATAAACATAATACATACCCATCTGAGAGGCCATCAACGTATGGTCTAAAGTGTTAGGCAAAACATCAGTAGGCGCAGCATAAGGTAAAACAACTGTCTGCACTTGCCCTCCAGCGGAAAACTCTAAAGTATCTGTCATTAAATTGGGAATAGACTGCAAATTAGGATACTGATTTAAACCATTTTTCCGAAGAGAATAATCCCTAGCTACAAGTAATTTACAATAATGGAAATTAGACATCACAGACTGAATGTGAATCTTAATGCTCCCCTTCCAAAAACGAGTGAGATAATACATAGTTTGAAAGAGATTATCCCACCCTTTTGTGGTAATGACTTCTCCAGCAGTATTCGTATAAATATAGGAATTTTGCTGTGAAACCGGACACATGGGCCTTGCCCAACAAATAGTGCCGGTAGGGTCTGACGCATTAATTCGAAAGGTACCAATTAATTGAGGTTTAGTTATAATTTCTCTCATTAACATTTCATCTCTTTCAGTATCAAACAAATAATCAGAACATATCCGATCATACTCACCATACGGATCCATTTTCTCAAACTGCTTAGGCATATCTACAATATTAGGCATCTGTCTTGCTACAACATGATCCTTAGTCTGAATATTAGGGTAATTATTAGCATCCAAACCAGTATATCGAGTAATCAAAGAACGAGTGACGTCCAATATATCTGAAGCCGTATTCCGGGCGACATTAAAAGTGGTATCTAAAAAACTAGAAGCAGCTCCTTGAACTCCAGAAACGAAACCCTGAGCTACTAAAGTAGGTACAGGTTCGTAAGTTGGGTCTGTATGAGGAATATAAAATTCCATATCCTCATACTCGGCATGAACTGAAAACGATAAAGTGGTAGAAGAACCCGCGGGTCCTTCTAAAGGATTAAGTACAACTGCCAGAACTTGAGCATAATTGCCAAATGAGAAATTGGGTTGAATAGTTAATTGATCCAAATCACACTTACCTAATTTAGTATTAAAGTAAAACGGCACCTCTAAACTAACCGCGGTCGACTCATTAGCAAAAGCAAACACATGAGGACCAGCCATCAACGAATTGACATCGGCATTCGGAATAGGAGTCGGGGC